GGTCAGCTGCTTCGCGCTCTTCTTGCCGGTCTCGGCCATCGCCTCGGCCTGCACCCGGGCGGCCGACAGCAGCACTCCGTAGCGGCGCAGCGGGCGGACCTGGCCGACGAGGCCGGACTGGATCGCGTCGAGGGCGTCCTGGACGTCGGTGTTGTAGAACGAGGCGAGGTCGGCGCCGAGCTGGGTGAGCTTCTCCGACTGCTTCGCGGCCTGCTCGCCGACGAGCCCCATCGGCGCGAACAGCGCCCCGAACGATGAGGCGAGGGTGAGCGCCTGCGCCTCGGATTCGCCGAGCGCGGTCGACGTCGTCTTCGCCCACGCCTCGACGTCGCTCGCCGAGCTCCCGAACACGACGTCGGTCTTCGCGATCTGCTCGTTCAGGTTCGAGGCGGCGTCGGTCATCGACTTGAGCCCGCCGACGATCGCCCTGGCGCCGAGGCCGACGCCGAACACGCCGAGCATCCGGTTGAGGCCGCGGCCCATCCCGGTCACGGACATCTGGAACTTCTCCGCCGACTTCGTCGAGCGGGCGAACGCGCGCTCGAGCGAGCGGCTGTCGCCGACGATCTCGACCGAGATGCGTCTCGGGCTCACTCAGCGGCTCCGGCGTGGATCGCGTCGAAGAGGATGGCGCAGTCGAGCATCTGCGCCGGCGTCATCTCGGCGACGTCTCGGGGTCGGATCGCGAAGTAGCCGAGGCAGGGATCCCAGAGGCTCTCGGGTCGGGCTCCGAGCTCTCCGAACCGGCTGTCGAATCGGTTCCAGAAGTGCTGCCGTTCGAGCTCGAGCTTCCCGGCGGGGAGCCGCCGGCATCATCGGCGTCGTCGGCCTCCTCCTGGTCGGGGTCGAACTCGAACGTGATCGTCGAGCCGAAGTCGACGTCGGCGAACCGCTCGAACATCTCGGGGGCCTCGGAGGCGTCGATGCGGCCGGCGCGGTGCAGCGCGATCACCGCGAACGTCGTCAGCAGCTCGACGTCGGCGTTGCGGAACCCGTCCAGGATCGTCGCCGGATAGTGATGTGCGAGCCGTTTGATCCAGCCCCACTCGCGGACGGTGAAGTCGCCGCCGTGAGGGTCGAACTCGTAGCGGCCGTCGTACGGCTTCACCCCGGCGATGACGATGTAGTCCATGCGGTCTACGGGCCTGGTGGGATGCGTTCGTAGATGTCGCAGACCTCGTCGAGCGCCCGGTCGAGCGCCTGCATGGTCTGCTCCTCGTTCGCGGCCAGCGACGGCAGCAGCGCCCGGGTCATCTGCAGCGCGCCGAACTCCGGATGCTTCCCGGTCGTCTTGCGCAGCGACTGCTCGACGGTGATCCCGCGCTGCCGCACGACCGTCCGGTAGCCCGCCGCCGAGCGGGCGTCGATCGGGAGCATGCGGGCGGCGGCGCCCGCCTTGACCGAGTCGCCGACCCGGCGGAACACCTCGGTCGTCGCCTTGCGGACGTTGCGGGGCGCGGCCCGATTCGCGGCCAGGAACTGCTGCATCCCCTTGAGCGCGAGCGTCTCACCCGTCCGAGCAGGCATCCGACTTACGGGAGCGGCGCGTCGAAGTACTGAAGGCCGTTCTCGTCGCCGGTCGTGAACGTCGCCTCGAACGTGTCGACCTCGCCGCGCGCCGCACCCGGGCTGTAGGACAGCAGCTGCACGTTGCCGCGCAACTCCGGGTTCGTCGCCGAGGCGGGGTTGTTCATGTCGGGCCGCCACGCGAACGGGACGACCTCGCGGTCACGGTGGATCGGGTACAGCGTCGCGTGCACCTCCCCGACGCCGTACGACCCGAAGAACTCGCACGTCACCGACTGGGTGGTCGCGCCGGCGAGGTACTCGTTCGCACCGGAGGCGGTGAACCCCGAGACGTCCTCCTGGGCGTGCTCGCTGGTGGGGCGGACGCTGCGGCAGAACTTGCTCAGGTCGACGCTGTCGACCTCGACTGAATCGTGTAGCGCGACCCGCTTAGGCATCGCCCTCCACCTCCTCCTGCTCGTTCGGTTTCGCCGGTTTGGCCGGCTTGATCGAGCCGCGCGCGATCGCGCGGCGCTCGAGGCCCTCGTCGAGCTCGGCCTCGAACTTCTCGCCCGGCCGGAACCCGAGGAACGCGACCGGGCCCGACACGACGTAGCTCTTCCTGCTCAACTGGTCACCTCCACCTGGACGCGCCACTCGCACCCGAGCAGCCGCCCGTTCGTCGCGGTCTCCTCGAGGTACTCGCGGAACCCGGACACGCCCTCCTCGACGACCGTGCCGGCGTTCGCGTTCTCGAGCGCGGCCTGCACGCTCGCCGGGTCCTGCGGATCCAGCAGCCGCAAAAGCAGCTGCTGCCCGGCCTCCTGATCGGCCGTCGAGACGCGGGCCCGGATCGTGTAGAACGCCCAGACCTCGCCGACGCCGAAGCCGGCCACGTCGAGGAACGGATCGCCCGGATAGACGTCCAGCGACGGCGGGGTCGGGTTCGCGTTCAGGTAGCCGTAGACCTGCAGGTCGTCGACCTGGTCGACGAGCGGGCCGAGCGCGGCGGCCAGGCCGGCCTGTGCCTCGGCGAGCGTCACGCGACCCCGTAGGCGGTCTTGAGCGGGGCGAGCTTTCTGGCATGCCGATACCACGAGTCACGCGCGGCGACGACCGGCACGCTCTCGGCGCCGAGGCCGATGATCCCGAACGGCGACTGGCCCTGCTGCCAGTGCTCGACCGCGCGCTCGAGGTTGACCTCGACGACGAGCGGCGGCGGAGGATCCGGCGCCGGGCTCTCGACGGCGTCGTAGCCGAGCTCCCAGTCGATCTCCTCCGCCGCCGCGTCCAGCACCCGCTGCATCGCCTCCTGCTGCGCCGCCGTCGGCGACTGAAGGCGCAGGAGGCGCTGCAGCTCCGCGACGTCCGCGTAGGCCACTAGCTGGGCTCCTCCGGGGTGTCGGCCGGCGGGCTCGTGGCCTTCGCGTCGTCCTTCTTGGCCTTCTTCGGCTTGCCGGCCCCGGTGCCCTCGTCCGCGGGGCCGGACCCGTCAGGCCTCACGACCTGCTGGTTCGGGTTGTCGAGCAGCTCACCCATCATGGGGTCTTCGTGATCTTGATGATCCCGAGCGGCTCGACCGCGATCTCGGAGAAGTAGCCGCCGTAGGCGACCTGGATGCCGAGCACGGACGGCTCGACGACCTGGAGCGCGCCGATGCGGTCTTCGTAGACCTCGGCGGCGGCGGTCGACAGCACCAGGATCTCGTTGTCAGGCAGGCCGGCCGTGATGTAGACGGGCACACCGGAGATCGTCCCGGCGGCGCCCTGCCCGAAGTTCACGGCCGACATGCCGGCCGACTGCGCGTCGACAGGGTTGATCGGCGCGAACAGCGGGCCGAGCAGCCCGAGCATCTGCGGCGACGCCGCGGCGATCACGCGGCCCTGCCCCTTCGTGCCGGCGTACACCAGCCCGACCGCCGACCAGAACGCGGCGGCGACCTCGTCGGAGGTGGTCGCACCGGTGGGAAGGTTCACCGTCGCGGCCGTGGCGGCCGCGGAGAAGTCGGCGCCGGCCTCCGCCTCGGTCTCGAGCGCGTACTGCGCGGCGAGGTCGCCGATCACGATGTCCATCACCTGCGGCTGCGACCAGTCGACGTTCTGGCGGGACACGTTCACGTAGCCGCCGAACGTCTTCGCGATCACCGGGATGTTGCCGATCACCATCTTGCGGCTGACGAGCTCGGTCTTCTCCCCGGACTGCTGGCCGACCTGGGTGTGCTGCGTGACCTTCGGCCGCGACCACTGCCCGGACGGCAGCTGCCGCGGGCCGAGCGCGGACACGAGCGGCCTCGCGGCGTCGATGAAGTTCAGCACCGGCCCGAGGATCGGCTCCGGGATCAGCCCCGGGTTGTCGGCGGTGGTCTGGTGCGCCGCGGCGCGCTTGAACGTCTCGATCCGGGCGACGGCGGTCTCGATCCCGAGCCCGGCCTGCCAGAAGTCGAGCACGAACGCGCCGGCGGAGCGGTACTCGACCGGCTGCGGCCGCGGCGCGCCGGTGACGAGCGTCGCGATCTGCGCGCGCGTCTCGGCCGACTGAGCGGCGAGCTCGCCGGCCTCCTTCAGCGGCTTGATCAGCGCGTGCACCTCGCCGATCCGCTCACGCGCGCGGGTGACGAGCTCCATCTCCTTCTCGTCGAGGTCGCGGCCGGCCTTCTCCGCGGCATCGACGATGCCGTCCATGAATTGCTGCCGCTCCTCGAGCTCCGCCGAGTAGCGGGCGAGCATCTGGTCTGTGGCTCTCACTGGAACTGACCTCCTGGGTAGCGCGAACAGGGATGGGATCCCTTGCTCGAGCGCCTTCCCCGTCTACAGCCGCCCCGCCCTGCGGTTTGGTCTCTGGTGGCTGGAGGTCAGCGGACTAGCGGCTCAGACCATACCTCGCGTCCAGGTCGGACGCCATGCGCTCGAGCTCGAGAAGCCGCAGCTCGTCGAGGTTCGGCGTGCCCGCTGGAACCGGATCCCGGTCGACATTCCGGACGGCGAGCACCCGTGCGCTCTCGTAGGCCGGGACGGGTGTCATCGCGATATGGTCGAGGTGGAGATAGTTCAGCCGCCGCCGGGAGCGGGTCTCCCACACCTCGGCGTTCCGTTTGACCCGGCCCGTCGTGTTGTCGAGCAGCAGGCGGAATCCCGCGGACGCGCTGAGGATGCCGTCGTCGGCGAGCACGAGCGTTTCCTCGCCGAGGTCTGTCTTCGAGATCTTCACCTCTGCGACGAGACCTTCCGTTCTGGACGGGTGTAACGCGACCGTCCGGCCGACGGGTTTCTCGATGTCGTGGCCGCGGTTGACCGAGATCTGACTGGTGCGTTTCTCGACGCCGTCATAGGCGCCCCTCGTCACGATCTCCTCGATCATCCGGCCGTGGTAGCCGACGGTCGCGGCGGTTTCGTACGGCATCACGATCAGCTCGATCGTGCGTTTCGGAAAGCTGATCTCCGCGATCCGCGAGCTGCGGTGCTCGAGCTCCGGCATCTCGTTCATGCGAGCACTCCTGGTGTCGAGTTGTCGAGCCGTTCCGCCGCCCGAATCTCGTCCACCGAGAGCGCCTGCTGCCCGGTAGCCGGGTCGACGATCCCGGCGAGGATCTGCGCGGTCTGCGCGCGCTCGAGCGGGCCGGGCTGGACGTACGCGTCGCGGTTCAGCTCGACGGTGGTTCCGCGCGGGAGCGCCCAGCCGGAGAGGGCGGCCATCATCGCGCCGGCCTTCGGTTTCAGCCCGGCGCGCCAGTGGAAGTCGAATAGCGCCGTCGAGTTGGAGTACGTCATCGAGTCGCCGCCGGACGGGAGCCCGACGAGGAACGGCGGCACCCCAAGCAGCGTCGCGATCCTGGCCTCGTTGAACTGGAGCAGTTCGACGAGCGCCATGTCCTTCGGGTTCACGGCTGCCGGCTTCCAGGTGATCCCGCCCGACAGCACGGCGGGCTCCCCGATCGCCGACACGCGCGCCTGCACCCACTGCGCCTTCAGCAGCGCCGACTGCTCGGCCGAGAGCTCCTCCGGGTGCTCGAGCGTGCCGGGCGGGATCCCGCCGCCGGCGGCGAGCTTGGTGCCGTACTGGGTCAGCACCTGCGCCGCGACCATGCGGGCCTGCCCGGCCTCGAGCGGGCCGACGCCGTGCGCGACATCGACGCCGCCGGAGTAGCGGACGTGCAGGATCCGGTCGGTCACGTCGAGGTCGCCGATCGTGTAGCGGCGCACGCCCTGGTCGAGCTCGATCTGCACCGTCCACGGCGGCGCGACATGGAACCTGGCCGGCCAGCCGGTCGCATACCACGCGGTCGCGAGCACGAACGCCTCCCCGACCGCCTGGTAGTCCCAGAACGCCTGCTTGATGAAGTCGTGCCAGGAGGCGTACACGTCGGGGTCGGGGTTGATCAGCCAGTCCGCGCTGAGAGAGGGCGCGGCGTTCTTCAGGTAGGGCGGCATGTCCGCGAGCGTCGAGCTGTTGAGGTCGATGCACAGCCAGGCGGTGTCCGCCAAGACGTTCAGCTGGCCGTTGCTCCAGGCGGTGCCCCAGTCGGCGGGCCAGCCCGCCCACGGCGCCGGCGGCGGGAACGGCGGCAGCGGCACGAACGGCCCCGCCTCCTCCACGACGACCCCTGTCGGGTCGCCGGGCGAGTCGGTCGGGATCGGGTCGGGCGGCTGGATCGCGCGCGCGAACAGGCCCATCAGCTGATCACCGGCTCCGGCGCGGGCTTGTGCGCCGCCGACACGGCCCATGCGAGCGCGCGGACGAGGTGGGTGGGGCCATGGTTCAACAGGATCAGCCCGTTCGTGCCCTCCTTCACACGCGCCTGCCCGACCGCCTGGTCGAGCACCGCGGTCGAGGTGTCGTGGGCGATCTGGCCGCCGGCGACGAGGTCGCGGATCAGCGCGAGCCCGGGCCGGGTCTCCGAGCCGCCCGCGGTGCGCGGCGTCGGAACGGTGCCGGGCGGCATCCGGTTCAGCATCGACGCGCCGACCTGTAGATGCCGGATCCGGCGGGCAGCACCGAGCTGCTGCGTGTCGGCGACGGCGGTGTCCCAGTCGTCGCACAGCCACCCGTCGACC